GAAGAAACACGGGCAATCGGGGTGAGGTGGGTGCGCGAACCGACACGCGGGTGCAAATGGCAAGACCACCTCACCCACAAACCGCACCTCATGCGGATTCTTTCGGATTTCCCTCTCCCCCGCTTCGCGGCGGAGAGGGTATGTGTGCCTCGCTCGTGGATAGCTTCATAGGGCGGTTGGTATAGGATATATCCATCTGAAGTTGTTTTCTAACACCACATCTACCTGCATATCTCGACTTGCGCCTCCATCTCCGTTGGAAGCGGGAAACTCTGGGGAAAATGTGTCTTGGCAACGACATTTTAGGGTTAACGAATGTTTTTGTGAATTGATTTCAATTTTTTATGTTACAACAAGTACAAGAAAAAGAATTCATTAACGAAAACAATTTTCGAAACTTAAACAAACTTAGGGAGATTATTATGCCTGCTATTAAAAGTGTTGTTGCAAAGGCTGTCTTTAAGGCTGGGGCTATTCTTTTAACGGCTAAGAATGCCGCAGCGATAAGATTTCCTGATGGGTATCTTCCTCGCGGGGATAGTGTCCCCACATGGCATGGGTTGGCGGCTCTGCCTCACAGCAATGTGGACTGGTCGGGCGTTCCTGCTGAGGTCGTGCGTTCAGCGGCTGTACACATTACACCGGAAATTTACATGCCGGTATTCAACGCGCTGCATACTGCTATGAGTTGCGTCCCACATTGATATGGGGCGATAGGCTGGTGGACTGAAACTTACCTGCACCCCTCGACCCGCGCCTCCATCTCCGCCTCATAAGCCCGTCGCTGATCAAGCTCGACCAAAGCCGCCTTGGTTTTTTGCGCAACGTCATCGTTTATCGAAACGTGGCTTAACGCAAAGTCGGGTTTTGCAACTGGCTTCACGCGACAGGGCGCGGCGATGGGTACTTCGATGCGGACAGGCTTAAAAACGGGCGCTGTGGGCGCGCACGCTGTTAGAAATATTAACGCCAAAGCGCGTTTCATTTTCCGCCTCCTAGATAAGCGTTGAGGATCGCGTCGGCAGCCTTGCATCCGCCGCCGTCCATTTTCATTTTTCGCAGCTTGTCGGCGGCGACGAAAAACAGCCGGGCTTTTTCCTGCGCTTCGTTCGCCGCCTCATGCGCCTTTTTTTCGCGTGCGGCGCTGGCCGTTTTCATGAGTTCGACGGCTTTGTTCTGCTCTGCGATCCGTGCCGTGAACGCGTCATTGGCCATAAGGCAAGCCGTCCCGCGCGTTCGTTCTTCCGCCAGTTGCGTTTTAAGATGCGCGTTGGCGAGCGACAGCCAAACGAACGCGACGACAATCGCCAAAGCGACAGCGGCGACCGCGCCGAGCAAAATCTTATTGACCGGGCTCATTGGTATTATCCTTTTCGTTGGCGCGTTGAAGACCTTGCCCCCACGCGGCAGCGCCCCCTCCGGCCAAAAGGCACCCCAGCCCTTGCCCGTAAGGGGAAGGATCGAAGGCGCGTTGCAGGAAAACGACGTGATAAATGGAAAGGCCGATAAAGGTTAAAACCCCCAGGCAAAGCAAAACCAAGTGCGCTTCGACTTCGCGGTTTCCGGAGTCGATCATTTTCATGAGAAAGTTTTTCATTTTTATTGTCCCAAAAATCCTGCGATATCTCTGGCGTTTTTGCCGTTCATGAACAGGGCGGCGAGGGCTATGAGAATTGCCCATCCTATAATGCGCCCTAGGGCGGAAAAGGCCGTCGTCCACGCGGCTTTCTTTAAAACCCTTAACCCGCGCAGCAGATCGCGAATGTCGCGGATGTCGTCTGCCGCTTGCGGATCGTTCAGGCCGAGGACTTTTAAGGCGTCGGACGCGCCGCGCTTGGCAATCGCGCCGAGATATTCGGCTTGCTTGTGCGAAACCATCTCGCACAAAGGGGTTCCGGCATATTTGTCGATGACGCGATCAAGGTCGTCCATTTATAAACTCCTGTTCCACAGGCGGCCCTCCGCCGCGCGGCGGCGCGCGAGGCCGCCCATGATTTCGCCGTTGGCATGATCCCAGCGCATCAATTGCGCGGGAACTTGTTCGTACCAGCCGCGATTGAGCAATTTCAGCAAAGTCGAAAATTCAAAATTCCCCGTCCCGACGTTGAAGGCGAAGCACACAAGCGCCGAAAACTGGTTGTCGCTTAAAGGAACGGTTACAAGGCGCGACACGGAACGCTCGAACAAACGCAAATCTTCGTCCAAAAGCTGGTCGGCCTGCGCTTCCGTGATTTCCATGCCCGCGCGCACGGTGCGCGTATGCCCATAGCCGATCGTCCATATTTTCGCCGGACACAAATAGGGCGTTACATGCAGTCCTTCGAATTCCTTGATGAGATCGATGCCGTCCTGATTAATGCGCCGCGCAAAGAACGGGTCGTCGTATATATAATTCATCTTTTAAATCCTGAAATCGGAAATGCCGTTAGGCCTTGATGACGCGCACGCGCCACGTTCCGGACGCGAGCGTAACGCTCGATCCCGTCAAATTGGTCAAACGGATCACGGCGGAATTCGCGGCGTTCACGTAAGCTGTCGCCAGGATGCCCTGAAGGTCGTAGGGAGCCGCGACAATTGCCAAATCGCCCAAGGCCGCGCCCGTTGCCGTTATCGCAGACGACGTTACCCCCGATGCGTTCGTAAGAGTTCCCGGATAAAATGTAACCATCGCGTCGATTTTGGGTGTCGTCAGCAGCGACCAGGCCGAGCCTGTGTAATACAGCATGCGATTGCCGTTGCGCGTCCAAACGGTCCATCCGGGAAGGGGAGTCTTGATCGACCATCCGCCGTAATATCCGGCAAGGCTATTGGCGAAGCCCGTCCATGCGCCTGTCGGCGAGGCCGCGACGATATAGGCGTCGCCGGTATTCGGCGAAGCGGGCGGAGTCGCGAGCGTCGTATCGATCACCGACGTTTTGGCGAGAAAGTCGATATCGTTAAGCGCCGCGTTGTGCGTGAGTTCCTTTTGCGCCTGCGAGGAGGCGATGTAGGTAAGGGCGAGGTTGGGCGTGGTGGTCATAGGAATTCCTGTTGTTGGATGGTGAACCCGACCGCAAAAAAAGTCGTCATTCCGGCGAAAGCCGGAATCCAGCGTCGCGCGTCCGCGCGACAAATGAGTCTGAAGCGAAGGGGAAAGTTTTCGATCTGGACACCGGCTTTCGCCGGTGTGACGATTTCTTGTTCATAATAGAAAGCTCTACACAACCGCTGTCGCCGCGATCCCGTTGCCGTAGCGCGCGCTGACCTGATAAATGTTTACGGTAAACGCTGGAGGAATGTTTCCTCCCCAATCGCTCGTCTGCTGAGCGGCTGTGTAAATTGCGGCGGGCGCTGTCAGCCCCGTGAAGGCGCGGATAATTGTTGGGCCGTTCATGATATCGGCCTCGTAAAGTTCCTGCGGCTCGTCCAGAGGCACATCGATATAATCGACCCATTCGGCATTAAGACGCGCGCGGCGAGTCCACGTCAAAGTCAAGTCGCCGCTCGTGCCGAGGCTTCGCGTTCCCTTGATGTTGACGGGAGCGAACGGGCAAATCGTTTTCATGCCGTAGGTAAAGACATAGTCCTGAGCGTCGCTCAGGTTCTGTCCCGTGCTCAAGGCGCGAAAATCGAAAGTCTTGTTGCGGTCGCTCAACGTGTCCGGGATATAAACGGCCGATCCCGGTTGCAGAAGAACGAAATTCTCGCCGACGGCGTGCGGCGTTGTCGCGTTTTCAGTCCCGCGCCTGCCGCGCAAGAGATTGCTTAGCGTGTAGAGGCCGGGACCCGCCAATGTCGCCGTTTGGAACTGTATGATCTCGCCGCCCAAGAGCGCCGCATTCGCGCCGTTCGTCAAATCCGTCCACAGGCAGCTCGACAAGTTTCCCTGCGTGACCTGCACGCAGACGGCGTTGGCGTTGTCCATGTAATATGCCGAGGCGTTGGGCAACGCCGTCGTCGCGATTCCGGCGACAGAGGCCATCGACAGCGACCCCAGCGTCGTATAAGCCGTTCCGTCGCTCGACCTTAGTATCGACGCGCCTTTCCATCCGGGCAGGCCCGTCGCCGCGACATAGACGCCCGGTTCGTCGTCTCCCGTTTGCAGCAACGGAATATCGAGCAGGTAGAGCACGGACGATACTGGCGCATTGCCGCTTGCTGCGACGTTTTGTCCGCCATCGGCGAGGGCCGCGCTGCTGAGGCTTGAGGCGTAGCTATAAAATCCTTCCAGCTTGATCAACCCGCCGCTTTGGGTCACCGAGGCGATGCGCAGCAAAGTGCCGCTTCCGAGGTCGATGACGTCCGCCGGATCGAGTGCGAGCCACGCGCGGCTAACGTTTAATTTGACAAGATCGCGCTCGGCCCAAGCGGTATACAGCTTCGTTTCTGCCATCTGCTTCGCGGTTTCCGCGTTGCAGACGATAGGCAGCGCGATCTTTTGAACCGTTTGCGCGGAAGAGGCGAGCCGACGCGCGCGCTGGCAGTTGACCTCGAAATTGCGCGATGGATCGATAATGTCGATATCGACTTCGCGCGGCAAATCCATTTCCTGCGCCCGCGTAATCAAGAGCGGCGGCGGTTGAGGCTTGTTTTCGAAAGCTCCGCGCCATTCGCCGGCATTAACGGCAGCTATCGCCGTGCCGCCGCGCAGAACGGCTTTCAGTTGGCCCGACGCTTCGATAAGATCGAACGGCGTGAAGGTTTGGAGCGGCTCGATCGCGTTTCGGGCGCTCATGGGGTCTTGCAGAACGTAGCCCTGGATGAGCGCCGCCGAAAGCGCGGATACATCGAAATCGTTTGGCGCGTAACCCGCACGCGTCAGGATATCCGTAAGAATTGCCGCGACGCTTCCCAGAGCGTTGCGTTCGAAAATTGCGACTTGTTTGAAAGCGTTGGAAGCGCCGCCTTGCGCCAGAAACAAAAGGCGCGCGCTGTCAAGCTTGATCGCGCAGAAATCGTTATATGTGTCCGGGATGCCGGAAATGTTTGCGGCGTTGACGGATAGGGAAAAGCTTCCGTTATTCAGCAAAACTTCGGACAAAAGGTAATTTGCGCCGTTGATCCCGTTTTGGACGATCAGCAAACGATCGCCGTAAAAAACCGGGAAGTTGGTTGTGCCCGTGCCGAAGTTCTGCGTTATCGTTTGCCACGGGCGCGTTATGACTGCGGAAGAGGCCGAAGGCTCGAACGACATCAGGGAGAAGGAGAGAACGGTTCCATAAAGAAGCGTCCACTCGCCGTTTGCCGTGTTCAAAAAGCGCGCGTGCATGCTGCTGCCCGAACCCAAGGGAAGATTGGAGGCAACGGTATAGATCGCTCCTACAGACAGATGGTTGTTGCGCCACGTTAGGGAACACGCTTGCAGCGCTTTTGTGTTTGCGACAAATGTAGTGGCGAGCAGGCCGTCCGCGTAGGGCATGAACTGCGCGCCGTAGAACGTCGATGTGGCCGATCCGCTGCCGGGGCCCCACAGACCCGTAAATCCAAGATCGACAACGTTCATCCCGGCGCGCGCAAAAACGTGAAGACCGCGAACGTTTCCCGCGACGTCGTCGATGACGAAGTGCTGCGAGTCGATCCAGGCGATTTGCTTGTAAACCGACGACGACGCAAGCGTTGCGCTGTAAATGGTCCCGAATGTTTGCGTTTGCGTGTCGTAGATCGCAAAGCTGTGCGACACGGTTAAGGAATTCTGAATGTAACACGCGACAAAACGGCCATCGGGGGACACTGCCCACGCGGAGTCCGCGGGCGGCGAAGAGGCCGGGAAACTTGCGCTCGTCGCCGTCGTCAGCAACGCCGGGGTATTTCCGGTTACGTCGCATGTTGCGGCGATAAACGTTGCCGTGCTGCCGTTTGGAACATAGCCTCCGATCGCAACCGTTTGAACTTCCGCGCCGTTGCTTTGCAAGACGATCGGCATCATCGATCCGTTTTGCACGCTTTGCGTCCGCTGGGAGACCGCGAGGCCGGTGGCGCCCGAACAGAAGGGATTATTCGTTGCCGCCGCTGCCGCAATTTCAAACGTCAGGTTCGGCAGGCGGTTTCCGAAATTTGCGAGCTGCAAATTGTCGAAAACGATATACGCCATGCCGCGATAGGCGGGCACATTTCCGGCCCCTAATATCGATTGCATGAAACTGTCGGGAGCCTGCGCGGGGTTTCCGGTATAAATCGAAACGCCGTCGAAGATTCCCGAAGTCCACACGCCATTTTGATAGATAACCGTGCTGTCGGCCCAAATGGTAGCGATGCCTGCGATAGGGCCTGCGCAAATGCCGATGGCGCAATGCACGCTGTACGTATAGGTCGTCTCGCTGACGCCCGACGCGCCGCCGCCTTTCCCGCCGACGCTGCTGGTGTGCTGCGCCTCGATCAGGCTGGTGGACCAGATGACATTGCCGGCGATACGCGCGTTGCCGTAAACGATGGGAATGCCCGCGCCATAGCGCGAATCCTGCACCGAAAGATTTTCGAGGCGAGGGCCGGTGACCGTGGTTCCAAGCCCCAGCTGTGCATCGACGATATTGCCAAGCGCTCCGCCGAGCCCTCCGAGCAAAGCTCCGCCGAGGCCCGGCAAAAACATGTTTCCGACGGCAGCGCCGACGGATTTGAGGATGACAGAGGCCATTGTTCGGATGTCAGATGAATCTGTAAATGCCGGTCAAACGGCGCTTCCAGTAATCGCCGATAGACGTTTCCACTACTTTCCCGGCCGGGGCGAAGCTGTGGATCATTGTTTCGGGGCTTGAGGCGAGCGCGACGTGTTGGGGTTGTTTGTCGTAGCGGAACACCAGAACGTCGCCCGCTTGAATGTCGTCGACCTGCGCTGCGCCATGGTCGTTCATGGCGGCGATGAGACTCTTTCCGTCGGGGCGGCGTCCATAGTCGGATCGGTCGCGCACGGAAAATCCCGCCGCTGTCAGCGCGACGACGATAAGCCCTATGCAATCCAGGCCGATGCCGATTGCTCTGCCCTGATGATGAAAGGGCGTGCCGATGCACGCGCGCGCGGACGCAATCATGCGTTGAGGAGAGGGAGTCATGACGGATATTGTAAAATGTTGCCCACGCCGGGTACGTAAGGGAAGCCCCCGAAATTAACGCCGTTCGCGAACGCGTTTTTGCACGTCGAAAATCTTTTGTCGCATCCGGGCGTGACGCTGTAGGCATCGCCGATACGGATTGCATTCGGCATCGGAAGCCATAACGTGAAAAGGTGCGCGGCGTTGTCCCACGCTTTCACGTCCATGCTCTGCCCGGCGTTCAGGCCGGATGTCCATGTCAGTTTTCCGTAGGCAAAAAAGCCCGAGGCCGCAGTTTGCGCGGAATCGGTGAAGTTGGCGCTGTCGGTTACGTTTGTGACGCTGCCGGTCACCGTTTGTGCCGCAAGGTTGATGCAGCAATGAGAGTCGCCGAGATCGAACCTGCATTCGGGCGTGTAATAGTCGCCGATGGGACGTTGCAGCAGATCGTGCAGGCCGCGCAACTCGGCGACGTAATACGTATCGGCGCGCGTGACCTGGCCCAGCCAGCCTCGCCGCAATTGGAGTGTTCCTTGCGTCAGATCGGCCCAGTTGCAGGCGTAAACGTCGATGCGTGCGAAGTCGTAAAATCCGGCTTCGATATCGGCATCGACGATGTCGGCGCTGTCGAGAATTCCGGTGACCTCAAGATTGTCGACCGCAAGCCCCGCGCGGCTTTCGATGGCGCTGGGGGTTAAAGCGCCGTCGGCTTTGTAGGCGACCCCGGACATCGTCAGGTTTTGGTCGTGCGTCGTGAAGCCTTTAATCGTGCCGTCGACGCGCGTGATTTTGACTAGGTAGGCAAGCGTCGTTAGATCGCCGTTCAGGTGAGCTTGCAGCGCGGAGGATATGGATTTCATTCTAGCTCCTCACTTCGACAATCGGCACGTCGGCTTGATAGGCGGCGTAGTTTTCGGCGGAGAGGGGCAAATAATCGGTATCGAAGCGCACGGGAACGTCGAACAGAAAGCCTGCCGTGATGCTTTGCCCGGTGGCAGGCGCGCTTGCGAAAGTGACGATGCCATTCGTGGTATTTATGCTCCAGCCGTTTGTAAGTTGTGCGCCGTTGACGCCTATGCGGACGCTTGCTTGTACGGGCTTTGCGATAATGCGCGCGTGCGTAATGCCGCCGCTGGTATAGTCTTTGACGAGCTGGAATGCGGCTGTCGCGCCGTCGCCCACGGCTAGCGCCTGGTCGGCGAAAGAGGGGGCAGAGACGTTATCGGCGGCGCTCGAATAATCGCTCCAGTCCTTGAGGCGGAAGCCGCGCGCGCGTCCGGCCCGCGCGTGGAAGAAGCTCAGAAGCGTCGCGGCGTCCGATGCCGAGCGCACCCCTGTTCTTGCATCGAACACGCGGCGCGCCTGCGCCCAATTCTGGTTGCGGCGTTCGTATCCGCTGTCGATCACGATAATTTCGGTCGAAAAATTAGGCCCGCCCTTCGAGCCGAAACCGACCCGAAGCGGCAGTTCAATTTCATCGAATGACATGGGAAGCCTTTGCGAAGAGATTTCGTCATTCCCGCGAAAGCGGGAATCCAGCGCTCGCGATAGCGAGCAAGAGTCCAGCTGCATTTCAATCGACCCGCCGGGCGACGTTATTCGAGTCCGAAATGTTTTCGGCGTCAGCGCTTAGGCATCGTCGACTATTTCAAATTAAAGCTGGTTTCTCCGAAGCAAAGAACGCCGTCCAGTCTCCAGCCTTTGCGGTCTTTGATAAGTTTGTATTTTGTTTCGGGAATTTCCGGATCCTGTCCCGTCCAGACAGCATTAATAGTCGCCGTGTTTTTCTTCTGTTTTTCCGTCACGTAAAGGGGACGGCCGTAGGAATAGTCGCTTTTGCATGTGAACGGGTTGATGTCGAGCCCGCATTCTTCTCCATCCTTGTATTGTCCGCCGCAATTGTCTTCGACTTCCTGTTTCTGAAGCTCCGCTACCGACGCGGCGAATCCGTGCGTAACGAAAGTTGAAAACTCACCGTCATTTCCTTTATAACGGTCCGGGAAGTCCAATGCGTAATTGAC